ACTGCTCTTGGCGGATACTGATCTAATTAGTTTCTAATTAGTTAAAAGCGGGGCTTTATGCCCCGCTTTTTTTATTCTAAGAACCCTACATAAGATAGAGGCTTATTATGTTTAAGTATAAAAGTATATCACCATCTCTTTTAATTTTAAATGTAGATGGTAAGATAATGACTATAAGACCAAATCAAGAATTTACTTGCCCTAGTTTAATTTATAATAAATTTATAGTCGAAGTATCTGAAAAGCCTCAAGTCAAAGAAGTTAAAAAATTTAATAAATCAACAAAAGATGAGGTTTGATTAAATGATAGCCAAGCCAACTATTTCAGCTTATGGATCCACATATGGTAAATATGGTGGAGCACCTATTACTTCTTATTCAGAGTCTTCTGATATCGATGTTGATGCTCTCAATAAAAATTTAATTATTGATAATGTTGAGTTTAATAAGTTTGATGAAACAATAAAAGATTATTTATTAGCTCAACTTGGGCATCCTGTTGTTAGGGTAGAGTTAACTCCATTTCAAATAAAAACTTGCATAGATGAAGCTGTAACTAAGTTAGACTACCATGCTCCACATTGGGCAATGCAATATGCAGTATTTGATGCATCGGCAGGAATTTCTTTGTATGAACTTCCCGCATTCATAGCTAATAATTTAAATTACGTTGTTTATCAAAAAGATTTATTAGCTTTTCAATTTACGAAAGGGTCTCTTGAGTTCGATTTCTTTTTAGGTTTCTGGCAAAATAATAGGTTCTTTCAAAACATGAACGTAGGTGATTATCTTCTTGTACAACAGTACATGGAAATGATCCGTAAGGTACTATCTAGAGATGGCTCATTTGATCTTGTGAATGGGAGATACTTACAACTTCATCCAGAACCACCCGTCACCCCTAGCCCAGTCATTCTAGAATACAGAGCACTAGATTCAAATACTATTTTACCCGCATTCAGAAATTGGATTCAAAGATATGCATTAGCTTGTGCTAAGACTGTTCTAGGAAGAATTCGTGGAAAATACCAGTCCATTCCCGGTCCCGGGAAGGGTGCAACATTAGATGGTAAAGATTTACTGCAAGAAGCTGCTCAGGAAAAAGAAAAGCTTATGCAAGAATTGCTATCGGAGATTGAAGAGCCACCACTCTTCTCTGTCTACTAATGGAAGATAAAAAATTTAAAGTTAACAAACCTCCAACTAAATCTCCTTTGGTACATGTAGATGAATCAGAGAGTATACTTAATTTTTTTGATCAATCAAACCCAGACATAGATTTATTTAATCTCGTTGATGATGAAACAATAAGAATTTCTGGGTCTAAGGTGGCTGTATACAAATACTATCCTTCTGATGAATACGATGATGTGTACATGGAATCACGATCCAAAACTGTATCTAAAGAACCTGTAATATTATTTGCTCACTATGAACCAAAAGCTATTGAGCAAGCATTAGGTCAATTTGGTATTGAAGTAGATAACGATCAAGTATTCACTTTCAATAAATTATATGCCGAAAGAAAATTAGGAAGACCACTTATTGTTGGCGACGTTATAATTCCACAATTTCAAAATATTAAATATAGAGTGTATCAGGTTAGTGAGGACTCCTACGAAGTGTACGGAGTATATCACTTACTTTGTTACTGCAATCTTCTTCGTGATTCGGAGGATATGTTTAATCGTGATGTAAACGAAGTTCCTAAGAATATAGGAAGGGAGCTTGATTTATGAAAAGAACTCCTGCTGCTAAACATAAAATAGTTGAAGAGATCTTTAACAAGATGCAAAAAGACTCAACTAAAAGCATTCATTACATACACAAAAATTCATTAAGATTCTTGTTAAATAGATTTGGAACTCTTAATTATATTGACGGCAACAATAATTCAATCAATATAAAATGCTACCATGCTCACCCAGAGAGAGCAATAGGCATTATATTTAAAGAAGCAAACGTTGTTCTGCCTGTTATTTCTATATCGGAAAATTCAACTAAATCTCAAGATAAAATAAGAAGGTATGAGCCTATTCTTCTAGACGAGAAGTTTTGGTATCCGAAGTATCAAAGAGCTATTAGAATAGTAAGTTTAACCCCTAGGCCCATAACTGTATCTTATAGTATTAACATATGGTCTTACTATAAAAACGATTTAGATCAAGTTAGAGAAATGATATTCTCTATGTTTAACCCTGATCTAAATGTAACAATAGATGGTAAGTTTTATTCTAAGATATTTATCGAATCTGAGGATGATGCTTCCGAAGTTAAAGTTCAAGACCAAGAAGATAGATTACTTCAGAAAACAATAAATTTAAGCTTAGAAACGGCATTCCCAGCCCCTAAGTTCCTTTATACCTCTACGGGTAAAATAGAAAAATTTAACTTTGAATTTGATTTTGTTACTGGAAAGATAACACCGGAAAGCTTACAGAGTTTAGATGCTTTGTTGGATTCAGAAATCATGGAAGGTCAGATTAGTTTACCGGGAACTGGTACGGGTGGTGGCGTGTCTCCCGACCATACTCACGAACAGTATGTAACCCCGGAAGAGTTACAATCTATGACATGGTTAACTAATTAAAATGTTATATTTTTAGTAAAAATTAGATTCAACCATCATAAATATAAATAGGAGTTTCTTATGAAGGCTATCAGAAACGAAACCACACAAGGTTTTGAGATATTTTTAAATACGGACAAGGGCCGTACAACCAGCCTTTGGTTAAAGCCAAAGCAAAAAATCATTGTAGAGGAGAGCGCATTAACTGCTCAAATCTTAACTTTAAGTAAACGCAAGATTCTAAGAATCTCCAACGTATAAGGTGCATAAATGGTAGGTAAATTAAACAGTCCCGGTATTTTAGTTAGAGAAGTAGATAACACTGCTTTCGCCCCAACCATTGATTCCTCAATTATTGGTGTTGTGGGGTTCGCTGATAAGGGGCCTATCAATAAGGCAACCTTAATTACTAATGCAGAGCAACTTGTCAAAACTTTCGGTGAGCCTAATGAAGCTCTTCCCGGTCAAGGTTTGATAGGTGCATTAGAAATCCTAGAAGCAACCAACAGAATATATTTCGTAAGATGTGCTTCAGGAGAAGTAGAAGCTTCTGCAGCTATCCCATTAGTTGCTTCCCCAGCAGTTTGGTTTGATTATGATGTTATAAGCTCAATAAACCCACTGTTCCTGAGTGTTGAAGTAAGTGTTGATGGAGAAGCAATTCAAACTTCTTCTTTAATCGAAATTTCCTCAACGGAAGCTACGATAGGAGATAACTTCAAGAAATATGTTGGTGACGGTACTGCAAATAAAGATTTGTTCGCAGCATCGGTTGATCCAATATCAGCTAATTACCCTTATGTGTATGCTTCTTTGGCTGGCAAGAATGTTTCTATAAAAATTGTTGCAGCTTCTGCAAACAACTTTACCACTGCATTAGTAGATTGTATGAAAGCTGTTAACGGAGTTGGAGAACCTACAGGAGCATTATCTTCAACAGTAGTTACCAGTGGATTTGAAATTACTAGCGGATTAAACTACTTAGTTCAATCTCTGTATGGTGGTAAAGGTTATAACCTAGGTATATCACTTAAGACTGGTGAGGTCACTGGTTTAAGTGTTGAGACAGATAATATTGCTGGTCCTTGGTTTAATCTTTATGTAAATGATAAGGGTTACCAAAACGAAAACTTCAGACTTAGCCTTGTAGGAGACAATACTTACATTGGTAATGTCATCAAAAGAAGTGAGGCAGATACTCCTATCAACTCTGAATTCGTTAAGGGATTCTTTAGTGGCACTGCTTATGAAGGTGATTTAGAAGCTCTCGTAAGTCCTGCAGAGAAGCTAACCAATCTCCTTGATTACACAGTTTCTACAACTAAGATTACACAAGGTGTAGGGGAAACAACTTCAGCAACTCCAAGATTCGTTAAACTGAAGACTGGAACTTATCCTTTAGATGGTGGTCTCAACGGAGCAACCGATAGCACTGCAGTTTTTGGTGCCAACGAAGGAACAGCCGAAGATGGAACAGATACAAATCTGAATGCAGTTGTGATAGGCACAGCAGCGGGAAAGACAGGTATATATGCTCTAGATGATGATAACCTCAACATCTCAGTGGCTGTTGTTCCCGGGTTCACTAATCAAAGAATCCAGAATGAGCTTGTTACATTAGCTGAGACTTCACAAAACTTCTTAGCTGTAATGGCTCCTCCATATGGATTAGACAGTGTACAAGAAACCACTGATTGGATGAATGGTAAGGGCAATGGAAGAACCGCTGCTCTGAATAGTTCTTATGCAGCAGTCTACTGGCCATGGGTACAGGTCTTCAGTGTCTACGACGAGAAGGATCGTTGGTTAGACCCAGCAGTCTATGCTGTAAGACAAATGGCTTTCACTGATAGCGTTGCCGAGCCTTGGTTTGCCCCTGCTGGATTCAACAGAGGAAGACTAACCAAGCCAATTGACACAGAGAAGATCTTGAGCCAAGGCGACAGAGACTCACTGTACGACAACAATATCAATCCAATGGTCAAATTCTTCCCCGAGGGTATCACAATCTTCGGTCAAAAGACTGCCAAGAGAATTCCATCTGCAACAGATAGAATTAACGTCAGAAGACTAATGATTGTTTTAAGAAAAACATTACTAGCTTCTGCAAGAAGCTTCATTTTCGAGCCTAATGATGCAATAACATGGGAGAATGTTAAGATTCTCTGCGAAGACATCTTAAGAGACTTTGCTTCTAAGAGAGGTGTTGCTGAATATCGTGTAATTTGCGATGGAACAGTTAATAGCCCACTTAGAGTATCCAGAAGAGAACTCTGGTGTAAGATTATCTTAAGACCTGTTGAGGCTGCTGAGTATATAATCTTTGAGGTTAACTTAACAAATAACACCTCAAAATTAGGAGCATAATATGACAAGATTAGCCACTGAAAGAAATGCATTAGGTGCAAACACAAGACTACCTAAGCTTTCGACTTACCTTGATTCGGTAAGAGCTTACCAATATGAACTTCAGTTCTTCTTCCCAAACAAAATTCCCGGATCTCGTAATGGAGGTCTTCGTGAATTAAGCGTTGCTGTAAAGCAGGTAAACGCAGCCGGATTAAAGGTAGAAGATATTGAAGTTAATAGACTCAATGATAAGTACTACTATCCCGGCAAAGCTTCGATGGATGAGTTAATTGTTACATTTGATAACCTCTATAAAACAAAGGCTGGCGCATCACTATTCCAATGGTTTAGAGCTTGCACTTATGATCCAGTCACTGGTTATCAAACACCTATAACTGGTGGGTATACACTTAATTCTAGCTTTAAGGCAGAAAAAGTAAGACTTATTCAGTACGATGGAACTTTAACTCCTTTTGCTTATGTAGATTTTATTGGTGTTTATCCTAAGTCTATGCAACTTGGAGAACACAATTATGCTACTAACGAGTTCCACAACATAACAATGAACTTTAGATACGATTTCATTGATATGTTCAGTAGCTCAATAACAAATCAATCCGATCTATTAGCAGGAATTTTTAACCCCGGCTAATAGTATTTTGTTATAATGTTGTTGACCCAAGCCTATCTATTTTAGATAGGCTTTTTTTTCTATAATAAGTTATGGATTACTTTTCCCTAGAAATATTAGATCACTTCAGCAAAAAAACTGGAAAGCCTTTAAGACTTCTGGAAGCGGGAAAAGGTACGCCTAATCCACAAAGCCATGTTGTATTCTCCACTTCTTTAGAAGGGTATGCAACCCCCGTTAGAGGACATGAACAAGAGTTAACTGGACAAGGATTAAATCCACAAGATATAGAAGCTCAGGCTGGTCCAAGCAAGAACGAAGCAGCACAAGTAACTACCCCAACTGGGCAAACTTTATTTGTCTGGTGGACTCAAGGTGAAGATCAACCACAACAAGCAAAGCCTAAATCAGGTCAGGCAGCAAATTTAGATTCAACTACACAACAACTAATTCCACTAGTTCCTGTGTTCCAAACTTTGAATGCAAAAAGTTTACAATTTTTAGAAAAGGCTATGCCTTCTTTTTTACCTACAGCTTTAGGAAAAATACTATCAGATAGATCAAAAGCTACGGAAGCTGCAAGAAGAATTTTGGAACCAATAATAGCCTCCGTCGGTCTTCAAGGATGTGTATTTAACTCAAAAACATTAGCAAAAATAGACCCAGAGTTAGGAATACCCGAAAAATGTGTTCCTAAAGAAGAGGGAGCAAGAGCATCATTAAAACAAAAATTACTAGAAAGCATACAACAAAGAATTTTCTTTGAAGCAGCAGGATTTAAACAAAAATCTTTGGCTGATAGATTTGCAAATGCCTCTGTTATTAAAGTTGATGAGTCAGGAAAGTTAGATTTACAATCTAACCTAGATCCATTTCAATCTCAAGAAATTGTTCAAAATATAGTTGAACAATTTTTAAAATTGGCAGGAAAAGATAACTTAGATGAAACAGATTTACATGCTGTAAAAACTAGATTTCAGTATCTTGAAAACAGAGATAAAATAATATTGTATTCGGCTGACGGTAGAACAGCAGTAAGCTTAGGTAACTCTGGAGCAGTGAAATTATTAACTACATGGCTAGAAAGTAAATATGTAGAATCATCTGGTGAAGATAAAGATAAAAATCCTAATTTTAGTGGATTCTCTGTAAAAAAATTGAATGAAGATTCTTATAGTTCTTTGCTTGGAGATCTTGTTGAAGATATGACTAATCTTTTGATAAGATCAAGTAAATGTAAAAGCCTTGGATTAGATTGCGCTAAAATTAATGATGAATTAGGTAAAGTATATGGTGAGCTATCTATCTCTTGCAAGATACTTTTAGAATTAGGATCAAAAGACTTGATAGGTTCTGCGGAAAAAATAGAAGAAATTGAAGACTTTACTAACATTATAAAAGAAATAGCTTTAAGAGAAGGAATATTAAATCCAGAAGATCCAAAAGAATTAAATAAAATTGTAGAGATTGCAAAAAGAATAGGTTCGTATACTTCAGGAATGATTAAGAAGCAAAAATGCGTTCAGTTAGCTGACTGGAGCGTAGTCACGGGTCAAAAACGTGGAGCAAACAGAAAAGCGGACTTAGCATTGTTTTATTTTAATGAAGATTCTGCAAAAGAAGCCTCCGAATCAACAAAAGAAATCTATGAGTCTTATGATATAGATGATCCTAGATTGGCTTTTATATTTGAAGACGGGAAAGACGATAAAAATTATCAAGAATTAAAAGATATAGCTACTAAAAATTGTGCTGGCAGAGTTCCTTGCATGGTACACACTATAAGACCTTCTTTAAAAACAAAAGTAGGTAAAAAAGGAGAAACTACTTTAGGTACTACTTCCGCTAAAAACACAGATAGTATATGTGTTTTGGTAATTAATAACAAACCTGAAAAATATGCAGAGGGTTTTAATAAGGAACATGGAAAAAATTTAAGAAAATTAGAAATTGAGGAAGCAAAACAACTAAGAGAAACAATTATTGCTAGAGCAGATTCTGCTGGGATAAAAGAAGCAGAAGCCATAGAGGCTATGAAAGAAGTTAGAAAATATAATGGTGCTCTAATTACAATTTCTACGATGGCTGCAGATGTAGAGACAACTACGCAAGATGGAAAATTTGTAAAAGCTGAAGGTCTAAAACTCGGAATTAAAATGTTTAGACAAATTACAAAGGATTTAGAAATTAGTTTAGATTCTTTAGATCCTACAGAAGATAAAGGATCTATTAAAGAAGTTCATGAATTACTAACCGCTGCGGCTAAACACTCGGGAAGAGCATCAAAAAGTGATGATCCAAAAACTGAAGAAAAGTTGATGAGGGAATGTTTATTAAAAGCAGCTTATTATTTACAAAATGCACTGAGAAGAAAAAAAGCAAACCAAAGAGATGCTGGAGGAAATCTTACACAGGAAGCTATGAAAGAAAGAAGAGCATTAGCAATGGAGCTACTGGTTAGAGGAGGCGCAGCTAAAAATACAACCTCTGTACTTGAAAGTAATTTTAGGGAAAGAACCAGCAGTACTTTTATTCATAATGATGCTATTCAATCTCATATGGAAGATCTTATGAGGGGTGATGGAGATATAAAACTGTTAACAGATGGTATAGCTATTTCGTCAGATTGCTCTGAAAATGGTACAGGTGGTTGTGACGATAAAAGAGATAAAGCAAGTATAAAAATTTCTTCTGATTTTTCTGGAGGTTCTGCTGGCTCTTTTGTGACAGTAATTAATGGTAATTCTGTAGAAAGATTAATTAATACAGGTAGGGGAACAGAAACTAAGTATCAGAAAGGTACTCAATCTAAAAGAGAAAATTCAAATAATTATAACACAAAACTCTCTTTAATCAAGGAAATGTTGGAACAACAAAAAGAATTACTTCTGAAGATTATTAGTCCAGAACTCTGATGTAGTTAACTTAAGTAAGTCTTCTAACTTCATAATAACATTCCATCCTTCTAGATCATCACCAAACATTACGAAGTGATATTTTATTCCAGCAGAAATAGATAAAATATCATCGTGGGGTAATATAGCAAGTGTATCTTTTCTGTCTTGTTGAAAAATGACTATCCATTTCTTCTGGATTTTTCTTGCATCATCTGATGCTTGTTTGATAAAATTGTAAATATCTGATTTCTTATTAAATAAACTTCCTAATCCTTCTTTATTATAACCTTTCTTACATTCAATAATATATTTAAAATTAAGAGGGGTTAGAAGGTCCCCGTAAACTTTTAGGTGATCTGGTAATTT